AAGTTGACACCTTTATGGGTTTCAATTTTAAGCGCGTGTCGAGTTCGGTCATGCCTGCCGTGTCCAACGTCCGCTACTTGCCCTGCTGGGTGAAGAGTGGTGTGAAGTGCAGCACCGTTGGTGCTCGCGCCCACATGGACATTCGCGTGGACAAGTCCCATTCGCTCCAGATTCGCCACACCGGCCTTGTCGGTGCGGTTCGTATGGAAGAGGCCAAAGTGGTCGAAATCGCAGTCGATACCTCACTTGCCTGAGCTATGAGTGCAATTCGCGTAAGAATCGAACCAGTGGACTCCGGCAGTTCGCTCTCGACAACCATTGTTGCCGGTGGAACCTCGGACGAAGTCGTCCAGGTTACCGCCGCTGGCAGTGTTGCCGTGACGAACCTTTTGTCGAAGTTCAGAAATGGAACATCAACTGTTGGAAGCGCGGCCTACCTCGCTCTCACGGATGCTGCCGTTCTCGCAATGGTCGATGCTGCCGTCGCAATTACGAATATGAGTACCACCCAAAAAACGGCGCTCATTGACTACATTACGTTCATCTCAGCGCAGACAGACACCAGTTCAATCGAGACAGCAATCGACGCAATCTAACTCAAACCAAAAACTCAAATAGGAAACAAATAAAATGGCAACATTACTAGGCACTGACACCTACCAAAAGCAGGCGTCAACCAACCCAGCGGCCCAACCGTTGGGACAAACGATTTCTGGCGATGTCCAGGAAATAACCGGCACTTACACCATCCTCGGGACTGAGGCGACGAACGACGTTCTTCCGCTCTTCAAGCTCCCCGTGGGCGCGATTCTTCGCGATATGTGGGTGTCGACAGACGGAGTTGGCGGCACTAGCGTTATCTTCAGCGAAGTTGGCGATGCTGGCAATGCTGACCGATACGCAACCACCGACATTGCGCTGACCGCAGCCGGGATAGAAATCAAGATGACGGCCACGGCCACTCAGGCATTGACCCCGTTCGTTATTGATTCGGCAGCGAATCAGACGGTGACCGGCACCATTACCCACGGTGGCGCACCCACTGCTGGCAAGCTGGTTGTTGTCCGCGCCGAATATCGGATGCCCTGAACGAAAATCCAACTACCTGCGCTCTTGGGCAACTGAGAGCGCAGTCTTGGATTTTTCAACATGGCATCTGACGTTCAAATCGCGAACCTCGCTCTCGCGAGAATATCGCAAGACCAAATCATCGCGCTTTCGGATGATTCGCCATCTGCCCGTTTTTGCAACGCCTTCTTTGACCAAGCTCGGGAAGAGTGTTTGCAATCGAATCCTTGGCGTTTCGCCATAAAGACTGCCACCCTCTCGCAGTTGACCACTACCCCGCTCCTTGAGTGGGCGGAGGAATACCAAATTCCATCTGACTGCTTGAGGGTGCTTTCGCTGAATGGATGCGGCCCCCATGACCGGAGTGATTACTTCGAGATCCAGGGGAAGAAACTCCTGACGGATGAAGTCACCGCCACCATCAAATACGTCTGGCGAGTCACTGACGGCTCTTACTACCACCCTCTCTTTGTTTCCGCTCTCTCCTGCCTGCTGGCATCCCTGATTGCCAAGCCACTGACCGGCGATGAGAAGGCAGCAACCTCCCTCCTGACCGAATACGCCCGACTGACCGGCCCTGAAGCTCGAAGGGTTGACGCATATCTCGGGCATCGCCGCCCCGCTCTTCCGGCTGAGACAAGCGAACTAGTCGCGGCACGGTTTCGAGGAGGCGCAAATGACGGTGGAATCTACAGGACCGTCTAATGCCATTTTCTCAACTCATACCGTCCTTCAATGCTGGCGAACTCTCGCCCTACCTCGATGCTCGCCCTGACATAGAAAAATATGCTTCAGGGTGCAAAGTCCTGGAAAACATGATCGTTATGCCCTACGGGGGAGCATATCGCCGACCTGGCACCGAATACCTTGGGGCAGCAAAGAACGCTGACAAGAAATGCCGTCTGCTGGGATTCAATTTTTCGACCACGACCAACTTTATCTTGGAGGTGGGAGACCTCTACATCCGCTTCTGGTCTTCCGGTGCCGCGATTGCCGACCCTGCCGCGCCAAGCAACCCTCTGGAGGTGGTCTCGCCATACCTCGAAGCGGACCTTCGCGACATCCAATTCATCCAGATAAATGATGTGATGTTCCTGACGCATCCTTCATACCCGCCCTACAAGCTCTCACGTTTCGCGGACAACGATTGGACGCTGGAGGAACTGGTGGTCGATTGGCCTGCGCTCCTCGATGAGAACCAGACCAAAATCACACTGACCGCATCGGCGGTAACTGGTTCTGCCATCACCATCAGCGCGACTGCACCGGCCTGGGCGGGCTCCACTGCTTACGTTGTCGGGGATTTTGTCTCGAATGGCGGCAGCATCTACGAGGGAGCATCCGCTCACACCTCCACCGGGTCATTTGCCACCGACCTCGCAGCAGATAAGTGGACGCTCCACACTCAATTTTCAGCCAACAGCATCGGGAGCTATTACCAACTCGGGCATGACAGGGACACGGCATCCGTGAACCATGCGATTGCCTCGAATAACTCCTCCTCTGCCATCTCGGTCCTGGGGGATTGGGAATTCACGACCTACGGCAGCTGGACGGCAGACGTTACCATCGAGCGGTCCTATGACGGAGGCACCACCTACGCGACCCTGCGCGGCCCATACGTGGGAGAGGCTGACCGGAATATCTCGGCCACCGGGACGGAAGAGTCGGAAGCTCTCCTTCGCATCACGGTCACAAATTACAGCAGCAAGACCGGCACACCACGCGCATTGCTTGAGCTTGGGACTGCTCGCGAATATGGATTCGTCAAGATTTCGGCAGTGGCATCGGCAGTTAGTTGCACTGCTGCCGTGCAGAATGAGTTGACGAAGACGACGGCGACGACCTTTTGGTCTGAGGGTGCATGGTCGCTGGTGCAGGGTCATCCCCGGTCTGTCGCTCTTCATGAGCAGAGGGTGTTCTACGGAGGCACCTCGAAGCGTCCACAGAGCTTATGGGGCAGCAACACCGACGACTTTCAGAACTTCCGAATTTCGGCCAATGACGATGCTGGATTGTTCTTCTCTCTGTCGAGTCAGGAGGCAAACCCGATCCAATGGATGACCTCGCAAGATCAACTCTTGATTGGCACCGCCGGGGACGAATGGACAATCGGCTCGACCACCAGCGACGACCCCATCACTCCATCGAATGTCCGTGCTTCCCGTCAGTCGAGCTATGGTTCCAAATACCTTCGGGCGATGGTGGTAAATGATGTCATTCTCTTTGTTCAGCGGCAGGGTCGAAAGGTTCGTGAGTTGGTCTATCAATTTGAAAAGGACGGATGGGTTGCGCCCGATTTGACTGTCCTGGCAGAACACGTTACGAGCGGAGAAATCCTCGAATCAGCATTCCAACAGCAACCAGATGCCATCTATTGGACGGTCTGCGGGTCGGGTGAGCTTGTCGGCATGACCTACGAACGAGACCAGAATGTTGTTGGGTTCCACCGTCACAGCACCCAAGGCACCTTTGAGAGTGTCGCGACCATCCACGGGGCATCCGGCCCTGATGAGGTCTGGTTTTCGGTCAATCGGAATGTGAACGGGGTCAACGTCAAATACATCGAGAGATTTCGCACCGATTTTCGTGAGACTTTTGAAGCTGAGACCAAGGCGAGTTGGTGGTATTTGGATTGTGCCACGCGAGTCACAAACTCTCCCGAATCCACTGCCGTAGCCGGTCTCGACCACCTCGAAGGTGAGGAGGTTGACATTCTCGCGGATGGGGCAGTGTCCCCGGCGCGGACTGTTGCGAGTGGTGCCATCACCCTCCAGGAAGCAGCGGGGACAATCCTCTGTGGCTTGAGCTACACTTCCACCCTGCAACCAATGAAAATGGAGATGCAACTCCGCAACGGTTCGACGAAGGGCAAAAAGAAGAAAGTCTATCGTGCTTCAGTCGGTCTCTACAAGAGCCTTGGCGGCGAATACATGGGCAATGCCTCGACCTCCACTTGGGACAAGATGTTCTCCAGGACTACCACCGATGCGATGGACAGTTCCCCCCCTGTCTTCACCGGAGACAAAGAATTCCCGGTCACCGGAAACCATTCGCGAGATGGTGTCATTGCGGTTCGACAAACTCAGCCCATTCCGCTAACTGTCTTGGCTATCACCCCCGTCTGGGAGTCTACCGGAAACTGATGATCATTCCACCACTACAAATCCGTGAATTTAACCGGGAGGAAGATTACAATTTGGTCTCCGACTGGTGGAAGTCCCATGACGTTTCTGTGCCTCCTCTGGAGATGCTCCCGAAGCTCGGCATCGTTGTCTATGAGAAGGACTCGCCTCTAGCTGCCCTTTGGCTTTACCTCGACAACTCAACCGGCGTTTGCTTCCTCGAAAAGGCAGTCACTGCGCCAAAGCTAAAGATGTCTGCCGCGAGAGATGCTCTCATGCTTGGGGTCGCCTTCCTAAAGGGTGCTGCCGCTCGAATGGATTACGGGGTCATGTTCCTCCGCACATATCCAGCGATGGCGCGATTCGCCAAGAAACTGGGATTTGTCTCTGAGGGCAAACCCGTAGAATGTCTTTTCACACTCACCCAGGAGGTCTCCGATGCCTGACGGTGGAGCCACAGCATACATCCTCGCCGCCGCCTCCATTGCGGCTACTGCCGTTGGCACCGGGGTCTCATACTATTCCCAGCAGGAGCAGTCGCGCAATGCTGCCGCGATGGCGAATTACAATCGTCAGGTTGCTGATCAGAATAATCGCGTCAATCTTCAACTGGCTCAACAGCAATCGTCCTGGCAGGCTCAGAACGCTGAGGCAAGGGCAGCGGCACAGAATAACAATGCGACGGCACTGGAGCGGCAAGGTCGAGCCGCAGAATCCCAAGCACGGGAAGAGGCACGACGCGAACGAATCAAGAATGAGCGGCAGCTTTCCATGCAGAGGGCAAGGTATGGCAAATCTGGCGTCACCTCTGAGGGTTCTCCGCTTGCCGTTATGGCTGAGACCGCCGGTTTGCTTGAGCTTGGAATCCAAGACATAAATTATCGCGGCGACATGGAAGGTCGGGCCTATGACCGGAAAGCCGATTTGGAACGCTTCGAGGCTGGGTTCTCTATGTTTGATGCCGGCATCGCCCGATATGAGGGTGCCGCAGCCGAAGCTGGATTCTCAATCAATCAAAACAAATCACAAGCGGATTATCTCAGCGGCATGAACACTGCCGCAGGATATAAGAGTGCAGCCACTGGCACCCTCATTCAAGGGGTCGGGTCTGCCATCAATACCGGAGCTTCCTCCTACAGTTCATATTCTCGCACTCCGAGATATTCAAACAACGGATAGACATGCCAATTCCTCTCGCCCAAATTCCAAACGCTCCTCGACTCGCGCCTGATCCCGCGATGACCAGGGTGCCAAATGCTCGCACTGACCTCTCCGGTGCCGCTCGCAACCTGATGACCCCACAACTCCAACAGGGGTCTTTTGATGGGGCAGCAAGGGGCGCGGGAGCTATCGGAGACTCAATCGGGCGCATGGGAGCGGTAGGGGCAAGGATTGGTGCCGTCTTTTCTGACATCCAGGCGCGAAAGATTCGGCAGCAAGATTCCGTCAATCTCGCCATTCGCAACCGAAAGGTCTCTGAGAGATTTGCCAAGTTTGAAACTGAGACTCGGGGGATGTCTGAGGATGAATGGGTGCCGAAGTGGAATGAGGTAATGTCCAAGTTTGGCCCAGAAGTTGAAGGCGACTTGAAATTCAGTGACGAGGGGTTGCGCCGCCTTGAGGTGGACAAGCAGCAATTCATGGCACAAACCAATACCCGGTTGATTGGGGCGGCGAATCGTTCTGCGGTTGAGCGTGGAAACGGTGAGTTGCTGGGACGCGCCCAAACTGAATTTGAAGCGGGGAATGAAGACACTGCGGCGACGATTTACGCTGACATGGTTGTCACTGGGGCAATGACCCAAAACCAAGTTGATAGACGGTGGGAGGGTCACATCCTGACTAGGGACAAGAATCAACGTGCGGCGATGATGATAGACAACCCGGTGCTGTATGCCTCTGATTTGAAGTCAATGCGGGATGGAGATGCGCTTGATGAGGGGCAGGTTTCCTTCATGGAACAGCACTTCTCTGGGCCGGAAGGACCGACCCGTCTTCTCCAGGCAGAAGGTGAGGCGGCGAGGTATGCTCGCGGGATCCAGGTGGATAAGAGCAATGAAATCCTAAACAAAATCATCGAGGGGGATGTCACCACCGAGGATGAGGTGAGGGAGCAGGGTGAGGGGCTTATGGATTCAATCACGATTGACCGTCTGGTCACCGTCTTGGAATCTGACCCTCAATACGACTCCGAGAAAGTTTCCACGCTTCGCACCGAAATCGCGACCTATTTGGCAAAGGATGACCGAGACTTGAGCGGATATGCTTCGCTTCAGCAACGCATCGGCACTGAGGTTCCAAAGGGACTGCAAGGCCCATTGAATAGCGAACTTTACACCTCCTACTCCCGCAACCGTGACGGGAAATCCTCACCTCAGACCACTCGACTCAAAGGCGAGGCATTCCAGTTCATTGATAAACTGGCAAATTCTGGGGTGTATGGTGACACCGGACTCGGGACAAAGGGAGAAACTAAAGGCAAGGTTGTCGATGCCGAACAAAGCGCAAAAGCCTGGGGTCAGGTGGAGTCAGTCAAGGAGGACATGGCGCAATGGTTCAGCGACAATCCAAACGCAACTGCCAAGGAAGCATCGGAAAAGCTCAATGGGATGACTGATGAGGTAATCCGGCAAAAGGCGGCGGATGAGGCTGCGAAGATTCGTGCTGGTGGTGATTGGACAGATTGGATTCCGACGAGGTATCCTGGGGGATTTGGATTGGGGACCACTTACGGCTACCCATCAGAGCCAGAGCCAGACATTCCAAAGGTCGATGTGATTAAGGCCGCAGACGAGATGGATGCTATGGACGGGGACACCTCCGCAAGTTCTCAGCCAGCATCCATCCGCTCAAACAATCCCGGTGCGATGTATGCCGGGTCATCCTCGAAGAAGTTTGGCGCGACTCGGGAGGATACCATTGGGGGAGGACATAAGATTGCCGTCTTCCCAGATGCAGAGAGTGGTGCTGCCGCTCAATTTGATTTGTTGGATAGAGGATACACCGGAATGACTGTCGCCTCTGCTATCAAGAAATGGAGTGGCGGCAATCATGTTGAGAGTTATCTGAGCGTGATTGAGAAAAGCACCGGACTCACCTCTGACACAAAATTGACCAAAGAAATGCTGCGAGACCCCGAGATTGCCATTCCCCTTGCTAAAGCGATGGCGCGACATGAGGCCGGGAAGGACTTTCCATTGGATGAGGATGGATGGAATACCGCTCACCAGAGGGCATTCCAATCGTGAGCGAAATCCAAATCATTGATGCCAATACGGCGCGGGATTACATTGCCCGAGGTAAGACTGCCCCCCCAGAGGAACGGAAGCGGATGTCAGCGGCATTGCGGGTTTATGCTGCCGCGACAGAGAAGGCAGAGACCGAGGCAAAGCAAACTCACTTTCAGGGGATGTTTACCGACCCCGACTATTTCAAGCAGCAGATGAACCGGCCTGAGATGAATGACATCCTCTCGAAGTCCGATGACCCGGAGGCGGCGAAGGAGTCTGCCGCAGTCCGTTCCTTCCTCTCATACCAAACCGGGGTAGATGCAAACATCAATCCTGACGCATCGCGCAAGGGCTACTCTCAATCCATGTTTGGGAAGGTGGCGAACACTGACTCGGAATTGTTCGGGATGATTCGCGGGAAGTATGAAGGCGACAAGGCAAGGAAAGAAGATTCGCAAATGCTCTTGGGTGATGTCGCCTTGTCTCTGTGGCAGGGAACTGAAGACGGGGAACCTATTCCAACCTCTCAATTTGTTCAGAATTACAAGGAAACCAATCCAGAATTCTTTGCCGGTCTCAAGCCTGGGGAAGAGGCTCAAGTGCTTTCATGGCTGGGGAAGAACAAGGAAGAGCTTGAAACCAAATTCAAGCAATACGCCCCTTCCGCGAAGAGGCTTTACGATGAGATCACCAGCGAGTCTGGACTGAAAGAGGGGGACGGGTCGGCCAATGTCATTGGGGAGCTTGCCAATATGCCAGAGAAAGACCGGCAGATGCTCTATTCTGCTGTTCTGATGGCGGCGAAGCGAAGCGGGTTTGAGTCGAAAAAGTTTCTGAATATGTTCACCGACAGCCTGAGCCGGATGTCAGTTGGATCGGTGAAGCAGACGACTCGGGTGATGTCAGAGCAAGCCTTGCGCTCACAACTCAGGATGATTGAAGAGGGTGCCGGTAAAGGGGCAAGCACCGATGCCGAATTGGCGAAGAAGGTTGAGACTATCAATGACAAATTGAGCGTCATCAAGGTGCTGCGCGAGGTCTCCCAACTCAAGGAGGAGGTTGACCCCATCGAGGCGACTGCGAAGTCATGGCAGGGCAAATTGGCCCAGCGAAGTGTGCTTGGCGTTGCCAGTGCTGTCCCATACATGGCAGCGGTCTCAGTCCCAATCTTCGGCATGAGCTTGGTCTTCATGGCTAACCAGGCACGGAACTACGAGACATTGCTCACAAGGAATCCCAACCTGTCGCCCGAGGATGCGATGGAATACGCCACCCTCATCTCAATTCCCGAGACCGCACTTGACCGGCTCAAGTTGGAGGTGTTCTTCCCTCGCGCACCCAGGTTTGTGACATTCATGCGGAAGATTTCTCAATCGAAAAAGGGGAAGATTGGGGTGGTTGAAACTGCCGGGAAAAGATATTTCACCATTGCCGCAAGTGAAACTGTCATTGAGGTCGGTCAAAACTCCCTGCCAATTCTGGTTGACCAGTTGGGGGAGGCACTCAACGAGGATTTCGCTGACCATGATTTGAGGAAGGACTTAAATCTCCTTGTCGGTTCTATTCCCGAGACGATTGGCACGATGATGCTTATCTCGATTGTCGGTGCCGGAGCCGCAACCATCGGGGATGTCAAGGACGGGAGATTCCTCCTTGAGCGGACAGAACCCCTGACTGACGTTGGAATCTCTGATGAGGGTGCCGCAAAGACTGTTGCGGCTAAAAGCCCAGAGGAGGCGTTGGAAATCCTCAATGTAGAATACAAAAAGCGGACACCGGAAAATATCGCAGCCGGGGCAGAAGCGGCAAACAAACGTGCGAACCGTCTGAAAAAGAATGCTGCGCGTGAGGGTAGCCCGACAATGGAGAGCAGGGAGGTTGCCGGTGAGGTGGATGAGAACGGAGATCCTGTCTATGAATACGAGGTCACCGATGGCAAGGGCGAACCCTACATCACCCGAGACCGTGCTGTCGCAGAGAGCGTCTATTTTGAACACGTAAAAGAATCAATCACCCGCCAGACTACCGCCATCGGCGACTCGATTGCCTTTGTCAGTGAAATCAACAAAGCCCGAGGAAACCCCGCTAAGATAAGGGAGCTTCTCGCGAATGCCGGGTCTCAAAGCCTGCTCGCGGAATACGAGAAAAACCCAACTCCCGACAATCTCGAAAAGTTCTTTGACCTGGTGGAGTCGATGCCTAATGAGGAGCGACCCACTGACAAGAATCAGCTTGGGGGGTACTTTGTTCGCGCCAGCAATCGGGGTCACATTGAAGATGGGATTTGGCATTCAATCATTGCCATTCACGATGGAGCCGATGGTGGTCATGTCATCCGAGACTTCACCCAGGACAACCTGAAGGAAGCGATGGCGAAGGGGGAGGTTACGATTGAATGGGTGCGGGAGCAGTTGGCAAAGCTGAAGACCACCAAAGAATTTGCGGATATGCGGATTGAGACCAATGATGATGTCATCGAGGCATTCTCTGATGTGGCGATGGCATACCTGACCGGACGCACGAAGGAGGAGCAAATCCCGATGGGCCTGCGGACCTTCCTGCGGCAGATTGCGGCGGCGGCGAGGGAGATTTTCTCTCGGGTTTACCGCCTGAGGCGTGAAGAGGCGGAAGGGAACCTCGACCAGAGCTTCACTGAGCTTCTAGCCCATTCCACAGGGCTAGACGTTGACACGATTTCGCGGAATCAGGGGACTAGAGAAGGCACGAAGGACAAGCAGGATTCCTTGGATGAGAACCGAATGGCAAACGACGGCAATCCGAATTTCTCGATCAGCAAGGCGCAGGACGCCGAGTACATGGCGGCAGTGGAGTCTGGCGACCTGGATGCCGCTCAACGCTTGGTTGATTCGGCGGCGAAGGCTGCTGGAGCAATCGAAGGCACGGCCCATCACCGGGGATCATTTGACCCAGAGATAGATAGAATCCCAAGTCCAGGTAAAGAGGGGATGCACTTCGGCACGGAATCTGCCGCAAATTCCCGTCAAGTTGGAGCTTATGTGGACAACCAGATCAAGAGCATCTCATTAGATCAGGACGAAGATGGCCGTTGGTATTGGGATATGGATGGGATGAGTTCTGAGGATATAAACGATGATGGCTTTAATACTGAATCCGAAGCTCAAGAAAATGCAGAGCAAACTGCCACAAACTCCGCTGACTCCTACGAGTGGGAGGAAATAGATGTTCCCATGACAAACGCCCGATTGATACTTCTCAATCCAAAAAGAGTAGAAGATCAAGGTTCTTCTTGGGTAGATGCCGTAAAACTCGCAAAAGAAGAGGGTTACGACTCCATCATCTATAAAAATCAATTTGAAGACAAGGGAAGCACTTCGTACATCGCCTTCGACCCAAACCAAATCAAGTCTGCCGAAGCAATCACGCGAGACTCAGAAGGCAACGTGATCCCCCTCTCCGAGCGTTTCAACCCTGAGTCTGATAACATCAACTATTCGGTGAGCAAAGCCGATGTCACGCGCCACACAGCCCTAGAAGCGAAGCACGACGCAGGCACTATCTCGCCGGAAGAGACGACGGAGGCAGAGGGCATTGTTGCCAAGGTTGCCAAGGCGGCGGGGTTTCCCATCAAGGCATTCCACGGTTCATCCGAAGACAATATAACAGTTTTCGACCCATCAAAAGCCGGGGAAATACTTGTGAGCGATTGGGGTAAGGGTATTTATTTCGCTCCTAGGGAGTCGTCGGCAAACCATTACCAAGCGGGGGCAGCAAAGACTAAAAGCAAAAAGGTTCAGACTGCTTGGGATGAAATGGAATCTGCCGCTAGGGGATTCGGCAGCAATCCAATGTCTGCGACTCTAGACCTCAATGGCGGAAGAATAACAAAAGACCAGTACGATCAAATTAAGGTTGCGGAAAATAAATGGCGGGATGCTAGGCGTGAAGTTGAATTGGAGGGGGAAGGAAAGACTTATCGAGTTTTTCTTAAAATAGATACTCCATACATTTACTCTTGGGAAGGAATGACAGACCCTTTCTTGGCAGAAAGAGCGAAAGAGAACGGAAAAGACGGCATTATTATTAGGGATGGAGTTGGAAACACTGAGGAAATTATTGCATTCGACCCAAACCAGATCAAATCGGCAGAACCATTCACCGGGATTCCCCTAGACCAGCGTTTCGATTCCACGAAGGACAGCATCAACTACTCCATAGGCAAGGAAGAAACCCCGGCCATTTCTGACCGGGGTTTTAATGAAGATTCGGAAGTTTTCCGAAACAGAGAAGTGTTTCAATCCGCGCAGGGGTTCCCCAGCGACGAGGTGAAGATACCGCGTTGGCAGGCCTCTCGTCAACCAGAAATTTTAACCGAGCGGGTGAAGGCGGCGCAGAAGCGGGTTTCTGAAGCGAAAAAAGCTCTAGCCGATGAGGTGTCTAGCCACATCAAGGAAGCAAAAGAATGGCGGAAGACACATGGCTTATCTTCGGAAAGATCCAACGAAATCGATATGGCTTTTATTGCAACCTCTGGCGGCGGCGGATGGAATGGCTTCCGTCGAGGCAGCTACATCGGGAGGTTTACGGAATCTGAAGCGGAGTTTATCAAGAGGGCGCAGGATGAAGGGTACACGCATTTTTTGACGCAGCATGATTATTCAGGCGAACCTTTTACAAAACTCACCCGCGATGGAAAAACTGTAGTTGAATCGAAGGGATACGATCATTCCCCATTCCTTTCAAAAAAGGCAGACGCGATGAGGGAAAATCTCTCCAATGAAGAGGCGAACCTGTTCCTTGCGATGGAAGAAGAGGGAGGAAGAGGAAGCAATCTTGCGGCAAAGGAATCTGCTGCCGAATGGGCGACCCGCACAAAAGCGGCGAATTTCGCGGCTCTCCTGGATTCTCGTGATGAGAAGACAAGGAGAGCCGCGAGTCATTTCATTTCCGAGGTCTGGGCAGCTTTTGCCAAAAATGATGACGTTTTCCAGTATGGCCGCACGGATTCCGAAGCCGCGGAAGACATTGCCGAGGCGGTTTCCGCTCCCGGTAAGCCTGTCACGGTCTCGGATCGAGAATCTCAAATCACTTTCATTGGAAAAGAAGGGTCTTTGACCGTTCATGACGCTGACACTGACCGTCCCTATATCCGTTCCACCGATGCCAAAAGCCAAGGGAAACAGGGTGGAGGAGGAAGCCAACTTTACGCAGCGGCTCTGGACTGGATTCACAACAACGGGAAGCGGATCAAGGATGATTCTGGTCTCACTTCCATCAATGCCACCCGTCGAACGTCCAATTTCCTAGCCAGTGCCATCCGGCACGGAACTACGAAGCATCTCAAACCACACGTTGCACAAGGATTAAAATGGACGAGATCCGACACTCTGAACATTGCCGCCCTTGCTGCCAAGGAGATGGAAAATTCTTTCAAAGCGGCTCCTGATGCGCGAGAATGGGAATATGACTTCCGCACTGGTAAATTCCGAAATGACGCTGGCAAGCACGTCACACGGAAGGGATTTAACGCCGCCGTGCGGGTGGGAGATCCCGCGAAATCTGGAATCGGACTTTCAACGCTTCAGAGAGCAATCATCACTAATTCCGCGATACGCGTGTTTGAGCGGGGGGGGATTGAGGGAGATGTTCTGGAAACTGCGGGAAGCGGAGTAGCCCCAATTGGCGTTACTTACTCCATAGGCAAGGAAGGCGCCGACAGGGTGCAGGCAGCATTGGACAACCGGCTGAATCGCAACCCTGCGGCGAGGCTTGCGCTTTACCAGAGGGCGAAGGCACGTTTGATGGAGGTGCTGGCGCAGAGGGGGAACTCCACCGACCCGAACAAGAAGTTTGCCAGCGTCCTCCAGGCCATGACGGAACTGAACGCGATTCTTGGAGCGATGCCAGCAGAGGTTCGCGGCAAGGTAGGTGGTTTCTTGCAACTCGCGAACATGGCGAAGGACACCGAAACCGGCAACCGTGTTAAGACCGTGAACAAATTCCTCGAAAAGCGCATCGAGATGATTGACAAGGAACTTGAGAAGGTTCTGCGAAAGGAATATCGCGCAAAGATCGAGCGTCTGGTGCAGGCATCCCGACCAAAGAAGGGTTCCAGTGGTTCTGCGAAATCAACCCTGGGGGGAGTGGTGCAGGACTTCGCCAATAAAGTCTATTTCGCTACCCTCATGGACTCAGAAAGGACTGCGGATGCTCTCGTCGAAAAAGCGGCGGCGATGGCAGAGGCTACGGATGAGAAGTTTTCTAGGTTGCAGGAGGAATGGGGGATCATCAACACCTTTGGCGACCTTCTGAACAGACCATCAGAAACCTTGGAGCAGGCAGAGAAGTGGCTCAGAGAGCAACTGAAAGGCGGCAGGGAGGCTCGGCGCATTACTGAGCAGGCGAGGATTGATGATTGGCGGAAGAAGCAGCAAGAAATCATTGGTGGTCTCGGTGAAAGTACTCGCGCCGATGCCAACGCTCAGAACCACAAGACGGAATTAGAGAAGTTGACTTCACATATTCGGCAGTTCGGATATTCCCACAAAAGTTTCGAGGGGTTCTTGGCGTATATTTTGCCGGTCAATGCTCAACATATTGTCGCCGGGTGGGCAGAGAGGATGCGGAAAGGTGATAATTCTACCCAAGACATGGAAATTGGGGGACACGAGCGACTCCTTAAGGCTATCAAGACCGGGGCAGAGACTGCCGGGATCTCGCAGAGCAAGGCACTGGAGAATCTCAAGGAGGTTCACAAAGATGCAATCCCCGCGATGGACAAACGGAAGGTTACTGAAGATGTTTTCACTGTCGAGGAGGCAGAGAAAATTGTTCGGGGTGAGACCCATCCCGGCAAGCTGACCAAAGCTGACCTTGAGAATCTCCGCGACGAACTAGCCAACCGTCAGTTTGAATTGGCAGACAAAGATTTTGATTCGATGATGGAGGGCAACGAAAACGCTCGCCATCGGCAAGGTGGAAAACATGTGCGTTTGATTCGGCTGATTTCTGTCGGTAATAAACAGAATCTCGACTTCTCAAAAGCGCAGGCTATGCACCTCCTACTTTCATGGAATCAACCCGATGTCCAAGATAAGATGCGCCGGGAGGGGTGGACTGATGAGAGTATCGAGCAGGCTGAGAAGCTGACCGCTGACCCTGTCTCGCGTTCGGTGATGACCTTCCTGAAGGATTTCTACAGTGATGCGGCAGGTACCGTTAATCCTGTTTATTCTCGCATCTTCGGGATGAACATTCCCCAGGTGAAGAACTACGCTCCCACCCGCTACGAGAGTTCCAAGGACGACAAGGAGGTCGGGCCGGATGGAATCCCGATGTCTTCTGGTTCAACTCCTACCATGTTTCAAACCCGAGTGGGACACTCTGCCAAAATGAAGATGATGGACGCATTGATCCTCTACAAACAACACGTTGCGATGCAGTCCCATTGGGTGAATTTTGCAGAGCTTGGCAGAGAGGTGAGGGCAATTCTTCTAAATCCCAAAGTGAAGGCGAGCATCATCAAAACGTATGGCGAGCCGGGGACAAGGTTGGTTAATATGTGGATCGATATGATGGAGCAACGGGGTGGCGACAAAGCTCGCGAGATTGAATGGATGTCGGGTGCCGTCAACGCTCTCATTGGAGGCAAGGCAATCTCTCTGCTCGGATTCAACCTGAAAACGATTGTTGCGCAGATTGATTCTACCGTTCGGTTTATCGCCGCAGTTGAGACGAAAGATATGGTGCTGGCGTTTGCTGACCCTGCGGCTTTGTTCAAATCCATGCCTAAAATCTGGAACAGTCCAACCCTTCAGCGTCGAATCAAGGGTGGCTCAAATCCCGTCATTCAATTCATGTTCACCAAGACAAGGAATAAACCTGGGGTTGCCAGCAATATCACGGAGGCATCAATGAAAGGTCTCAACTACGGGGATGCCGTCTTCACCACCATCTCGTCTGCCGTGGTCTTTCGTGCCTCATACACCGAAGCGAAGGCGCAGGGTGCCACCGAAGATCAAGCCACTGATGCGGCTCTGGATGCCGTTGATGCTGCCGTCTATCGCTTCTCGCAGCCCGTTGGGTTTGGTTCAAAATCAATGGTCGAGAACTCCAGCAATTCAATCTTGCGCTCGACCATGCTTTTCATGTCTGACCCTCGACTGAAGATGGCAATCATTTCTGACGCCGTAGATGGACTGAGGAGCGGCAAGGGTAAAAAAAGCACCCACCTCCGCCGCATCTTTTCTGTTTGGATTATGGCAATGATGTCCGAGTACATCTTGTCCCTCTACCGGGATTGGTTCACTGATGACGAAGATGATGACATTTGGAAATGGGGTCCATTCATCCGCGCCTCCCTCCTAGCACCAATTCAAGGATACTTCTTCTTGGGCGGGATGGCATCAATCGTCTCGCAGGCCATGATTGGAGAAGGATGGTGGCCGAGGAACAATTCCCCAGGTCTCTATAATTTGGAGAACGCGAAGCGAGCGTATGACGGAAAAGAGAATCTTTACGACCCTGAGAGCGTTGGGGCGTTGATGAAAGAGCTGGATTACGTCGCAAAGACAATCTCTCTCACCCCGGTACTGGCGGCACCGGCCACCATCCTAAATCTCCGCAAGCCGATATTCGGCCTCAAGGAAAACCTCGAATCAGACGAATAAAACCTTTTCCAATGTCCAAAAATATGCTTGAGTCGCCCCTTCAATCGCCATGAGTGTTTCTTCATCCACATCAAGAATTCAATATGTCGGCAATAATGACACCGGCATCGCCTACCCAGTGCCGTGGAGATTTACCGCAAATGCGGACATCGTGGTCGTCGAGACCGACTCTGCGGGAGTGGACACGACTCTCATCCTTTCGACTGATTACACCCTCATCGGCGTAGGTGATGCGTCTGGGGGGAGTTTGACCACCACGGTTGCTGTTCCCAGTCTCAGCTTTATTACCATCACCTTAGAGGTGGAAATAATTCAACCGGCAGTTTATGTCGAGAATGCCGACTTCCCTGCCTCCACCCAAGAGGGTGCGTTCGACAAATTGACCTGGATCGCCCAAGGAATTGACCGTGCGACGAAGGCATCAATCAGGGTGTCGGATGTCGAAGGAGAGCGGGATTTACTCGTTCCTGTGGCGACCACCATCCTTGGTCTTGATGGGGACAAGATGCCAACCACCTACACGGTGGATGAGCTGAAGAGTTTCCTAGCATTAACCGGGGTCACGCTCGACGTTGATGCCGGGATGAAGACTTTCGCCGACTCTAGCGAGAGAGATTTGGCAGTTCCTGACTTTACAGGTCAGCTTGGCACCCAGAGAGACACCCAGGTCGTTTACATCTCAAGCGGAACCAGCGCAGGCAATTGGGCTTTATTTTCGACGGTGCTGGCAATGTTTGCGGCAGACGAATTCACGGCTGATGCGGCTGGCAGATTGCCCTTCACGGACGGGATCTGGAACGCTGCGAAACTCGCAACGGATGCAGTCGAGACAGCAAAAATTCTCGACGCAAATGTCACTGCCGCAAAACTTGCCGCGACCCTCGACCTTTCCTCGAAGACCCTGACCATGCCCTCCGGTCACTGGGCCGCAATCGCTCCTTCTCGGGCTGTTATTCAGAGTGTGTACGCCGAAGACGGAACCCACGAGACTTGGGCAAGCGGGACTTTCGCCGAAATCATCATTCCGAATGACGACACCACCCCCACAGCAGCAGAGGGAAAGGAGTTGCTCACCGCATCAATCACCGCAGCAAGCGCATCGAACACCTTACGCATCACGATGAACACAGGTTCGGTGCTTTCCTCCACCAACAGTTCTCTAGTGTTGATGGCGGCAAGAGACTCTGGGGCGGCAGAGGCGACGATTTACGACTACTGCAACAACAACGGCGCCATCTCGCAAATGCTCCAGTACGAAGTTTCTGCCGGGACAGTCTCGGCCCAGACAATCCGCATGAGACTTGGACGGATTGGCGCGGGTTCAATCTATATTAACGGAACTGCCTCCGATCGAAGGTTTTTCGGCACCCTTAAACACAAAATTTTAGTCGAAGAAATCAAAGCATAATCTCACCCAAAAAATACCATGTCCGCACCCCGCTACATTTCCACCGTCGCCGCAACGCGACCCGCAAACACCACTGCTTATACGGCTCTGGATGTCATCGGCGGCACCACTGCCGCCTTATCAATCTTTGAATTTACCATCGCTCCAAACGGAGGTGCGCCAATGGTTATTCTCTCTGCTTCCCTTCGATGGGATGCTGCGGCTCTACCCTCTGGCGCGGCTGGAACCCGCCTCCACTTGTTCAATGAAAGTCCAACCGGAATTGCGGATAATTCTGCATTCAATTTGATTGCCGCTGACCGGGACAAATACCTGGGGGTGATTCCTCTCGGGACTCCCGCTGACCTTGGTGACACCCTCTATGTCGAGGATGACTATATCAGGAAGAGCATCGTTGCCACGGGATCTTCCATCTTCGGAGTTGCCCAGACCGTCATCGGATTTACTCCGACATCCGGCGCAGTTCTCAACTGGACTCTCCAAGCTGTCACTGCGTAATGACTCCCACGCTCAATCTGATAATCCGCTCGGGACTTGATTCCGACGCGCTTGCCTTCGCCGCCGAATCTGGCGCAGAGGACAGGCGAGGATTGTCAGACTTTGCGCGGGGAGTAAAAGGGCTGGGGCTGTGGGACAGCATGGTCTGCTGGCCTTTGCGTTCATCGCAGAACGCTGGGACGGGAACCGATGTTTATTCGTTGGGCGGCGGCGGGAGTTTTCCTGGAACGCTGGTCAACGGGCCGACTTGGGGCGCGGACTACATGACGGCAACGTCCACACAAAAAGCAACCATATCAAACTTAGCGTTCACCTCGAACGATGTCATGTTTATAACTGCGGTAAAGTCAGACACAGGCAAAGTTAAAATCCTGAAATCTATAAATGCAGTTTTTGCCTTGTTTGCTCCAAGTGTCTCTACGGCCTATTTTGACGCGACTGAAATTGGCGCAAGGATTTCAGCGGCATTCGGAACAAGGACAGCCTTCTCGTTTGTGGGCGGAATTGGCGGCGCGGAGAATTCCATTCGTAAAGATGCCGCACAACTGGTGGCAGGGGGAGTTTCGGACATATCGGGAGAATCAGATGATGCCGTTGTATTTGAACAAACAGATGTTGGAACCTCAAACATAGCGTTTGTTGCTGTGTTCCAAGGGCAACCTTACGCCGCAGCCGACTTTAACGCAGTTCGCGCACTCTACAAATCAACCATCGGAATCGGATTATCATTACCATGAGCTTCGAGGCCACAGAACGAATCGCGGCGGTTGCGCCAGCGTCTATCGCTGCGTTGTACCCTGCGCTTCTGGCTCAGTTCGGCGAAGACTTGCCTGACGGGAAGCGCACCATTCGCACCATTGGAGGACACTGGGACGACGGTGCAAAGACCCGCAAACGTGCCGCGAGCATGACAGACGGCACGATCACAGGCACGACCATGACCGATGGGCGCATGGCATTTCGATGCCTCTGGCAATCTGACCTCGTTGCAGCCTGGGACGATGGCGACCTTTCTGGCTTTGATGAACTGACCGAAGAACAATACCAGGCACTTCTGCCGGAAGTTGAGGAACCATGACCGATATTGTAAAAACCGCAATCCTCAGCCCTCAGACGCTAATCCCGATGGGGTTGCTCTGCGCGCTGCTGATTCCCCTGACCGCCGCGACATGGTGGGCGGGGACATCCTACACTCAGTTCACGAATCGCCTGACGGATGTGGAGCTTGCGGTGCTTGGAAAACGCTGGACCCCGGCAATGGAACAAGCGGCTTGGTTTGAATTCCAGCGATTGAATCCCGAGATCGAGGTGCCGAATGCGAGACAAATTCAGGACGCCTGGAATACCCCTTAATATTATGAAAAACTGGTTTTACAAATTATGGTGCTGGGTCACTGGGCGAGGGGTTGACCTCTTCAAATTCCTTGCGCCAATCGTTGCCGATGAGGCAGGACGGATGATTGAGATTCTTGCCCCTGCGGCATTGGAAATTGCATTGGATCTTGCGACATCGAAAAGCAAGGGTTCCAAAAAGTTCCAAATTGCGGTTGATGAGCTTCGGGCTAGGGCGACAGTCGCCGGGGTGAATGCGACAACTTCAATTTTGAATACGACGGTGCAACTTGCTGTGCAACGCCTCAAAGCGACAGGCGAAATTCAATGAAACTCAAAAGGTGGTTGCTCCTCAAACTGGCTGGGCCTTTGGGCTTTGCCGTTCGACCAATCCTTGCCGCGATGGTCGGGGTGGTGGTCGCTGCTGGATATGAGCAAGCCTGGGTGGTCATCTACAAAGTGCCGCTTCTCCAGAGGTTCGCCGAGGCTACCATTGACCGCCTTGACCCCGCATTCGTGCAGGCAATGACCCCCGGTGCCGTAGGAGGTGCCGTTGCGCTCCTGCTTTGGGGCTTTGCGTCAGATTGGGCACTCGGCAACCTCCGCGCCGGTAACAAACAGGTGCAGGACTCGGCCAATCAATCCCTGACCGTTGGCACGGTGGATCGGGACGGCATCATCTTCGCAAATGGTCCCACTGCCCAGCTTGTCACCCGCATAGCATACGAGTCCATCTATCCTGCCGCTGACCCAATCAAACCGGGAGGGGTGGATGTCCGGCGACCTCTGCCATGATCCATGCTTTTCGGGTCAACCGCTATGACGAATTCATCGGAGACATCCCCCCAGACATTCTCCGGCTCGTCCCGCATGAGGAGAGAACCACATTCTGGCGTGAGGTTCGGAAAAACGCTGCGGGGAAAATTGTTGTCGGCTGGAAGGTTTCCGATAACGGACTCCCTTTTCCAATCCTTGCCGGATTTGAATTCAAAACTGGAGGCACATGGTAAATAGAGAACATTCTAAATGGGGCGCATTTTTTGTCATCGTTGTTTCGATGGTGGCGATAATGCTCGCCTTCGCGCAATGCACCCGCGAGCCCGCTTTCCCCGACATCACCACAACCATCCCACTCCAATGACAAACCAAGACCGATTCCAAAAGCTGCTCGACAAAAAGGGCGTCCGATATTTCTCAGCCAAGGAGGTTTTCTTCAGGGGGTCCAGTGACTCGAGACTCCACCTCAATACCGACCCGCCGAGGGAGTACTGGAACCACATTATTCCAACCTTGGAGATGCTCGACAAACTGCGACAGGTTATAGGCTACCCCATCTCTATCGTGTCCTGCTACCGGGGCGAGGCATACAATCGGCGCATAGGTGGGGCCAGGTTCTCCCAGCACAAAGAATTCCGAGCCATCGACTTTCAGTCATATCATGTCGCCCCTAGCACTATGTTCGATATTCTCAAAGGCTACCGCAACGCCGGGGAATTCAAGGGCGGGCTGGGACTCTACCGGACCTTTGTTCACATTGACACTCGGGGGCGCAATTCCTCCTGGGCAGGCTCGGGCGTCTCTCTCTAGGGGCTTGACATTTGGTGCCATAAAATAAAATGAAGATTTATCTTGCCTGTGTGTATTTATGCGGATACATATAGAGGCATGGCAAAAACACCACCCCGCCGCCGGAACATTTCTTGGCGCGAAACTACCGACAAAACTGCGAGACGACTCGCATTCACCCGCGAGATCCCCGTAAGCGAATTGCTGCAAAACCTCGTTCTCCGCGAAGCGAAAACCAAGAGGAAGTCATAGTATGGAAATCTTCATCCTCCTCCTCCTCATCCTCGCCTCGATGATCGCGATTCACCGGATTGCGGTTGTTGAAACCACCGCAAAAAGCAACCAGCAGTGGCGCGATTGGAACGGATCTCTCCGATATGGTCCCGGCCCTGATGGGCGAGATCGTGATGGCAACCTTTACGAGGACTCCTCCCATGCCAAACCTTGACGACAACGCCGACATGGTTCTCGACCATGAGGACGACCCTGACATGGAAGCTGAACCTCGAACCTGCCCCCATTGCAACGGCTCGGGCGAAGGATGGCATGAGGGGTGGATCTGCCGCCACTGCAACGGCAAGGGAGAAATTCACCCAACCACATGAAAACCCTCACCGAAATCTGCTTCTTTTGCAGGGGCAAAGGAATCGCCAAAATTCACCAACCACTAACCAAAAAAGAATAGTATGAACGAACCCGAAAACCAAATCGCAACGAAACCCGAAATGAAACCCGTTCCCAAAGCATCCGCCCTCACCGTCATGGCGAGTCGCGTGAATGTGGAACCCGAAAAACTCCTCGCGACCCTGAAGGAAACGGTCTTCAAGAAGGCGACAAACAACGAACTGATGGCCTTGGTCATCGTCGCAAACGAGTATGGGCTAAACCCCTTCCTCAAAGAGATTTACGCATTCCCTGCCAAGGGGGGCGGCATCGTTCCGGTTGTCGGCATTGACGGATGGATCAGCATGATGAATCGCCAACCGGAATTCGATGGCATCGAGTTCGAGTTCGTCGAGGGCAAGGAGGGCAAGCCGATCTCCTGCACCGCAATCATCTACCTCAAGGGCCGAGGGCATCCCGTGAAGCTCACCGAGTACATGGATGAGTGCTATCGGAACACCGAGCCGTGGAATGCCATGCCTCGCCGCATGATTCGGCACAAAGCTCTCATCCAGGCTGCGCGAGTTGCCTTCGGTTTCAGCGGCATCCAGGACGAAGACGAGGCAGCAATCACCATGAAATCCGCAAATGCCCATGAGGTGGCACCGAAGGCGGCGACACCTAACTTTGCCCCCAAACCCGAGAAGAAGGTGAGGAAGGCAAAGGCACCGAAGGTCGAGGAAACTGACGCTGAAGTCGAGGTCGAACCTAACCCAGCACCGGACGCTTGGGGAACCCTCTCCGTAAACCTCGCTGATGCTGGAATCAAGCAGGAGGATTTCGTCAAAGGACTCCGCGCAATTGACCCTGATCGTGTCCCTTCGCAGGCAAAGGTCGTGGACGATCTGCGCGACGATGTTCTGACCACCATCGCCGCCGAGGGGCTTGACGCGATTGTCGAGGTGATGAAAGCGAAAGGAATTTCGCTATGAGCGCATTCAAACCTAACAAAGAAGGGGTGTTTTTTGACCTCCCAGAGGCGATCTATCGGCAGGCACCTGGGGTCAATATCTCAGCCCTGAAAATCATGGGACGCTCCCCCGCTCACTACCACGCCGGGGTTGTCGGACCGAAGTTTGAGCCAACTCCAGCAATGGTCTTTGGAACCATCCTCCACGGTTCGATCTTAGAGCCGGGGAAGACCTCCTACGTGGTTCGCCCTGTCGGGATGGACTACCGGAGCAAGGAGGGACGGGCTTGGCGTGATGCTCAGTCTGCGCCGATCCTGACCGCTGACGAGGGGGACAGGATTCTCGGCGCGATTGATGCTGTGAAAACCCATCCTTTGGTCGCGGGCATCCTCGCCGGGAAGGATGTTCGCCGCGAGGTAGCAGTGTTCAAGCGGCATGAGGCCACCGGGAGACTTCTCAAGGGTCGGCTCGACATCGTCACCGAGGATTCTGATGGCAGGACAGTCGTTCTCGACATAAAAACCACGGAAGACGCGAGCGCAAATACTTTCCCGAAAGCGATGGCAAACTTCGGTTATGACCAGCAAGCGGCATATTATTCCGACCTAGTCGGGGCTGAGCATTTCGTCTTCATTGCCGTAGAAAAGACTGCCCCTTTTGCGGTTGGGCTTTATGCTCTCGACGCTGAGAGTCTTGACCTCGGAAGGGCGAAAAATGAGGCCCAACTTGCAACACTTGCCGAATGCGAGGACGCTAACTCCTGGCCTGCATATCCAGAAACCATCGAAACAATCTCTCTCCCAAATTGGGCGAAGTAAACCAAATAAACCAACCAAAAACCAAAAACCAAAACCCAACACTAAAACCAAATGGCAAATCTCAATAAGACATTCAGCATCGGCAACCTCACCCGCGACCCGGAACTAAAATTCACGGCCAAAGGAACGGCGGTTTGCGACATCGGGCTTACAATCAATCGCAAGTTCAAAACCGACAACGGTATGCAGGAAGAGACAACGTTTCTCGACATCACCTTTTGGGGCAAGCAGGCCGAAACGCTGGCGCAATACGCTCAGAAAGGGGCGCAACTCTATGTCGAAGGCCGTTTGCAGATGGACACATGGGACGACAAGGAAACGGGAAAGAATCGTTCCAAGCTCAAGATAACGGGCGAGCAATTTCAATTTCTCGGGAGCCGGAATGAAGCTGCGGAAGCCACGCCAATGAGCCAAGCCCCAGCGAAACCTCGCGGAAACGCCAGCGTCCAGCCAGGAGCAGCCGAGGACGGGGATGACTTGCCTTTTTAGAATGGGACTATGCCTGAACGCGAAACCCTAACGATTCCACTTATGCCAGCCAAAACAGAAACCGCAAATTCGCCCTTCCTCGACTTGAGGCGCGGCGACTGCATGGAACTTATGGCCGAGTATCCCGACAACCATTTTGATTTGGCTATCGTTGACCCGCCTTATGGGATAGGGGCGTCAAAGGGGGTGGGTTTGTATTCCCGCAGAAAATTTGAGAAACACGGAAAGGAGTGGGATAGAGGAACCCCAAAACAAGAATACTGGAACGAGTTATTTAGGGTGAGCAAAACCCAGATCGTTTGCGGGGCCAATTACTTTCTTGAGTTCCTTTACTCTAGCAAGTCTTTCATTTGCTGGGTCAAAAACAACCCCGCCCCAAATTTCGCAGAGGCAGAATTCATTTGGACATCAACAAACATCAATGGGAAAATTTACGATAGCGGAAAGCAGATCGTCCATGAGATCCAGCGAGAAGGCGGCAGCATACACCCAACCCAGAAGCCCCGGAAGCTCTACGATTGGCTACTCGCCAACTACGCCGAGCCAGGAATGCGAATCCTAGATACTCACATGGGAAGCGGGTCAATCGCCATCGCTTGCCATTACTTCAAAGCCCACCTGACCGCTTGCGAAATTGACGAAGATTACTTTTCCGCCGCTGTCACCAGAATCAAACGTGAAACCGCGCAAGCTGAGTTATGTCTGAGCGAGAACTAATAACTGTCCGCCTCCACAAAATCCACGGAACCAAAACCGCAAACGACCTCATGAATACACTGCAAAACAAAGGCCAAGTCTCAGACCTTGCCGTCACTCTTGAGCAGGTGCCGACTCTGGACCTGCTCCGGGCATGGAACTCGGCTGTGAGGGAGGGCGTGGAATGAAGGTCGCCTACGAAATCCCCGTCAAAACCTCCACGCCGGGGAACTCCCGCGTCCACTGGCGGGTCGCGGCGAAGGCGGCGAAGTTGCAACGACTGCTTGCGCGGGTCCACACTATCGACGCTGGGCCTACCCTCCCGGCGCATCCTGTGACCGTGACGCTGACCAGGATCTCGGCTGGCACCTGCGATAGGCATAATTTGCTAGGAAATTTTAAGCACCTCATAGATGGCATCGCGGATGCCTATGGAGTGGACGATGGCGACGATGGATGGAC